TTGGGGGAGCACGAGCGCCCGGACCAGGTGGTTGAGGGATCCCTCGGGGAAGTGGGGGTTGGGGAGGTCGTTGACGGTGTGGGCGCCGCGGCGGCCCAGCGGCTGGGCTTCGTAGAGCCGGCCGGTGTCGAACGCGGCGGCGTTGTACGAGCAGCCGATCCCGAAGCGGGTCTGGCCGATGGCCTCGATGTTCCGCATGACCTCGTGCTCGGTGCCGATGAGGTCGTTCGGGTCGTCGACGACCGCGATGTGGAGGAACAACCACTTCGCGGTCTGCACGGGACGCGACGACGTGTAGGCCTGCCGTGCGCCCCAGGTCTCGCGCTTGACGATGTCGAGGCCCTGCGCGAACAGCGCGGCCCGTTCGGTCGCGATGCTCACGAGATCATCTGCCCGATGTCCATCACGAGCAGCTCGGCGGGGTACGTCGGATCCGCTTCCATGTCGACGGTCGACCCGGCCCCGATGGCCTGCAGCGCGAGCTTGTAGGTGTGCGAACCCGCCGTCGGGCCCCGCACGGTGTGCTTGATGTGCATGGTGTTGCGCACGGTCCCGGTCAGCCCGGCGCAGGAGAACTGGGCCCGCTGGAGGATGTCGCCGCCCTCCATGAGGAAGAGCAGGACCTGGTCCAAGTCGACGGGGTCACCGGCGATCTGGATCTTGGCGGTGACCTCGAGCTTGCGTTCAGCCGGGATCACGAAGGTGGTGGTGAGCCCGGTGAGGTCCGTGACCGCGGTGGTGATCCCGAGCTGGTCGGCGTCGACGTAGGCGTCGCCGACCCACCCGCCCGGCAGTCGGGCGATGTTGTCCGACGTGCCCTCTTCGCCGTAGACGACGTCGCCGGGCCACGTGGTGCGCGCTTCGGTGGGCATGAGGGCGGCTCCCGAAGATCGTGAAGGTGGGTGGCGGGGTTAGGCGCCGACGAGGTTCCCGGCGTCGAGGAGCCCGAGGACCGGGTCGTCGAGCGTCCAGTAGGTGCGCTGGTCCACCGGGGAGGTCGACCAGGTCGTCTGCCAGGCGAACTGCTCGATCTGGTGATCGATCCCCTCGAGGCGCACCGCCTGGTCGATCGATCCGCCGGCGGCCTGAGGGGTGCGGGTGAGGGCGATCTGGTCGAGGAGGGCCCGGCCGAGGATCTGGGGGAACAGGACCGTGGGGCTGTTCCCCGGGTCGATCGACAGCGGCTCGGCCCGCAGGGACGGTTCGCGGTGCAGCTCGAGGAACAAGTCAGCGAGGGTCTTCGCCGCGGTGTCGGTGGTCATCCCCAGCCCGGTGAGCTCGTGCCGGCGACGGAAGTAGCGGCGCCGAGAGTCGGTGTCGATGGCGGACTGCGGGGTGCCGCCGTCGCGTTGGCGGCGCACGTCGTTATAGACGTGGCGCCGGTCGTACGCGAACCGCACGGAGGTGTAGGGCATCGAGAAGTCGGCGTCGGTGAACGTGGCCTGGGCGGTGGCCATGCGGGCCTCGCGGCGCACGGCGTGCCGGTCGAGGAACACGACGCGCCCGGACGGGTCGGCGTAGAGCGCGCCGCCTTCGCTGGTGGCGGCGGCCTCGAGCTCGTCGCGGGGGGTACCGGTCAGGTCCTTGGCGGCCAGCGGGGTGAGGCCGTCGTCGAGGAGGCGGAGAGCCTGGGGCCAGTCGGTGAGGTTCAGGATCCGGGCGACGCGGGCCCCGGAGAGCTCGGCGATCCCGGTGCCGGTCCCGCCGATGATGTTGCCGGCATCAAGCCGTCCGAGGACCGGGTCATCGAGGGTCCACAAGCCGACCCCGAGCTCGGCCTCGGCGAACAGTCCCAGGGCGTCGGTGGCCGCCATGTCGGCGTAGGCCAGTTGGTTGCCGGTCCCTTCGTAACCCTGGGGCCAGCCCTCCACGTACCCGTAGAACAGCGGGTAGTCGACCTCCTGGAAGGTGGCGGTGACCCGGACCGGGGTGAGCACCAGGAGCTCCCCGTACCAGGGGCCGGTGGTGTTGGTGGGGTCGAAGTCCCGGTCGGAGTTGTCGAGCCGCCAGCTGCAGGTCCCCGCTTCGAACGCGGAGATCTCGTCCGAGCGACCGGTGTGGATCGAGATCGTCGCCGAGCGGTCGACCCACGGGGTGATGTCGGTGAACACCGGGGCCTCGTCGCGCCACGAGTACCCGAACGCGGCTTCGAACTTGAGCGCGGGGGGGATGTACGCCGGGGCGCCGCGGCCGCCGATGAGCAGGAGGAGGAGGCTCACGGGGTGGAGCGGACGATGTTGGTCCCGGGGATGCGGCCGTTGCGGCGCAGCGCCGCGTCGAGGGCCTTGGCGACCAGCTGCTCGAACTGGATCCCGCTCGCCACGATGGCGCCCCGGAGGTCCACGGTCACTGAGTGGCCACCGCCTTCCTCGCGGACGATGCGGCGCATCAGCTGCTCGGGGGTGGCGATCTCCCGTCGCATCGAACCCTGCCCATCGCCGAGGACCGCGAGGGTCGGGCGGTCGATCACGCCGCCGGCGGCGAGGCGGTTGATGTGCGGCGTGCCGATCTCGCCGCCGCCGAGGGTCTTCCCGAACACGGACACGCTGGGCAGCGTGAAGCGCAGGGCGTTCCACTTGTCGATGACCCAGTTGATGGCGGCCCGGAACGCGGACTTCAGCCCATCGAACGCTCCCGACGCGAGCGACGCGACCGTGTTGCCGATCCCGCCGATCATCCCGAAGATGGCCATGATCGCGTTGCCGATCGTGCCCTTGATCCCCTCCCATGCGGTGGAGACGAGCCCCTTCAGCGCGTCCCACGCCTTGCCCCAGTCGCCGTTGATCAGCGCGAGGGCGAACTCGATCGTGCCGCGCACCAGGTCGACGGCGGTCTTGACGACGTTCTGGATCTGCGCCCACACCGCCGCCGCGATCTTGAGGAGGTCGTCGCCCCAGATGTTCCAGATCGCCCTGACCGTGACGAGCACGGCCGAGATGACGTCCCGCACCGCGTTGATCGCGTGGGAGACCGCTTCCTGAATGGCCGCCCAGTGCTCCCGCACCCACCCGACCAGCGCGGAGAACTGCTCCCCGACCGCTGTCGCGAACAGCACCACTGCGGGGGCAGCGGTGTCTCGTAGCCATGCGAGGACTGAGTCGACGACGGTGCGGAAGCCCTCGAAGCGTTGGTAGGCCATCACGATCGCGGCGATGGCGACGCCGATGGGTGACACCAGTACCGCGAACGCGACGCCGAGGCCGATGAGGATGGGCTTGAGGTGGTCGCGGATGAAGCCGGCGACGGCGAGGATCCGCTCGCCGATCGAGCGGAACATCCCGACGTACTTGCCCGAGTTGCCGAGCAGGTTGTCCATGATCTCGCCGAAGCCCTGGGCTCCGTCGGGCTGGGTGAGGACCCTGAAGGCGTGCGCGACGCGGAGACCGATCGCGACGACCGAGCCCATCACGTGGGAGACGTGAGCGAAGATGGGGGCCAGCCGCTCCATGACCGCCCGCAGGCCGCGGATCGCGGTCGGCATCACTCCGACCATGAAGGTGGTGAACCGGGTCAGGATCGGTAGCACGTACCGGCCGACCTGGATCTGCAGGCCTTCCATGGCGGCGGAGAAGAGGCGGTGCTGCTTGGTCGAGTCCTTGACGGCGTCGAGGTCGGCGCCCGAGAGGGTGTTGCCAAGGGCGTCGGACTGCTTCTCGAGGTCGGCGATGCCGGCTGCGCCTCGGTTGAGGAACGGGATCATGGCGGCGCCGGACCTGCCGAACAGCTGCATCGCCAGCGCCGTCTTCTCGGCGCCGTTCGGCATCTTCTGGAACCGGTCAGCGATGATCAGCAGCTCGTCGTTGAGGGGCTTGGCGTGACCGGAGGCGTCCTTGAGGCCGAGGCCGAGCTTGTCGAGCTTGGTGCCGACGACGTTCTTCGAGAGGAGCCCGAGGCTTCGGGTGAGCACGTCGACGTCGAGGCCGGCTTGCTTGCCGGCGAAGCGGAGCCGGGATGCTTCCTCGGCGGTGGCGCCCGTGAAGCGCTGCAGCTTGAGGACCTCGCCGCCAACCTTGGAGAACGTGCTGGCGCTCTTCGCTGCGAACGCGGTCGCGGCGGCGCCGATGCCGGCGATGCCGACGCCGACCTTGGTGGCCACGCCCCCGAACTTGGCCCCGAACCCGGAGGCGGCCTTCTCGGAGCGGCCGAGTGACTGCTCGAGCCCGCGCGAGTCGCCGCCGAGGATCACCGTGAGCTTGCGTTCGGCCACGGGTCACCTCCTGCCTCACCGCGGCCGGTCCTTGGCGGCCCGGATGGCCTTGAGCTCGAGGAGGTAGCCGTTGAGCTCGGGCGCGGTCAGCTGGTCGAAGTTGAGGGGGGTGATCCCGAAGTAGTGCGAGAGTTCGGGCCAGAGCTTCAGGAGCCTGGCCCTGGTCCTTCCGGGGAATCGTCCTCGGGGGGCTCGTTGTCGAGGTCGACCTCGGTGACGTCGACGTCGCCCTCGTCGAGGTCGTTGGGCCACTCGGTGTCGGCCTGGGCGAAGGCGAGGTTGGGTTCGCCGTTCTGGCGGCGGGCGACCCACCACAGGACGAACAGCGAGTCCTCGCCGAACTCGCGCTCGGTCTGCTGGGGGAGGAACGCCTCGAGGGGCAGCCCGCCGGTGGCGGCCCGGACGACGAAGCGCTCCTTCATCGTGAGCGTCGGTACGAGGTCGAGAGTGCGGTCCTTGATCCGGATCCGTAGGAACAGCCGGACGGCCTCGTCGGCGGCCCGGGATCCGGGCGTGGGGGCGTTGGCCATGGGAGGCGGCTCCTTGGTCAGTCGGGGAACGCGGCGCGCATGAGCCGGTCGATGCCGCCGGCGTAGACGTCGATGAACTCCTCGCGGGTGTCCCGGATCGAGGGGTAGAGGAAGTAGCCGACGCCGTTGTCGAGGTCGGGCTGGTGCTGGTTGCCTCGCCACGGCTCGAACTGTGGGTAGCGCTTGGCGCCGAACTCGGCGCCAAGTGCCCACGGGAAGGCCGGGCCGCCGATGGAGACCTTGGAGCGGCGCTGCTCTCCGCCGGCCTTGATCGATGGGGCGGTCTTGGCAGCTACTCCCCCGAGAGCGAGGGCCTTGGAGCGGGCGGCCTTGGCGACGACCTCGGCGGCGGCGAGCGACGCTGTTCGCAGTTCCCGGGGCAGGTCGGTGTTGGCCCGGCGCAGCTCACGCTGGAAGTCCCGCAGGCCGCGGACCTGCACGATCTCCGTCACGGGGCTAGGGGGTGGATTCGGATGACGTGTAGACGGCGGTGAGCGCGGAGGCGTCGGTGCTGGTGCCGACGCACACGTAGGGCAGCTCGAGCTCGGTGAGCTCGGTCCCTGAGATGGTGGGGGTCTTGCCGTCGTAACGGGCGTTCATCGTGAACGCGACGCGCTGGGCGGCCACCGAGATGTCGAAGCCGATCGCGAACTCGTCACCGTTGACGTACCGCTTGTACTCGGTGGGGTCCTCGAACTCCATCTTGATGGTGCCGCCGTAGTCGCGGCGGGCGATCTCCTTGGGCTGGCGGATCAGACCGGACCCGAGGAAGCGGCGGTCGTTCTTGAGCCCGTTGGCGCCGGTGACGGTGAGGCCCTTCACGTTGGCGACGGACCCGCCGATCGACGCCGACCCGCCGAGGAAGCTCATGGGCTTGATCCCCGACGTGTAGGACACGGCCGTCGCCGCGATCCCGACGACGAGGGCGACACCCGAGGCGGTGGCGGTGGCGTTGACGGAGGTGTGGACGACGTTCGACGAGGACAGCTCGATCGACGTCGACGAGTTGATCTGCCCGACGTAGCTGGCGGCGGGGATCCCGGCGCCGGAGATCGGCTTGAAGAGGTCGTCGGGCCCGAACGCGCCGGTGGCGGAGGTGACGGTGGCGTCGCCGTTGGTGGTGTCGCCGTCGGCGAGCGTGCGGTGCAGGACCTCGTCGCGGGAGATGACGGTGAGCCCGAGGGTGGCGATCTTGCCTTCCTCGCAGGCGATCTCCCAGGACTCGACCATGCACCCGACGTAGGTGAACGGCCGGAGGGTGCCGGCGCCGTCGGGCCGGATGAGCTGCAGCGTGAAGACGTCGTCGGCCAGGTCCCCGGGCGAGTAGGTGTGGGTGTACAGGGAGCTGACCGGGCCGGTGGTGGCCACCGCCCCGAACATGGCCCGGAGGAACTTGCCGATCGAGCGGTCGAAGAGCTCGAGGCCGACGTCGCCGCCCACGATGATCCGGCCTGGGGTCCACTGCTGCGAACGGGGGACCCGGGCACCGGCGATCACGGCGTCGGACATCAGCCGTTCGACCTCGCGGGACATGGACTCCTCGACGAGGGGCACGTGCACAGTGGGGGCGATGCCGACGCCGTAGCCGCCGGTCTCGAACGCGATGCCGATCGACTTGTTGAGCCCGGACGACAGGGTCATGGCTGGTTCTCCTCGGTGTCGGCCGGTGGGGTGGCCGGGCGGCGGGCCCTGGTCGTGCGCTTCCGTGTGCGCTTCCGGGGGGTCGATGCCGGCGGCATCAGCTCGGTGGCGTCGCCGTCGATCTCGAAGTGGGGGCCGAGGTCGCGGGCGACGATGGCGAGGTGCTCGAGGGGCACGTGCATCGCGTCCATCTGCTCGACGGGGTCGATCCACTCGCCGCGGGGGCAGGTGATCGTCCCGCCGGGCACGGTGAGGTCGACGACGTCGGCGTCGCCGACGTAGCGGATCCGGAGCATGGGGGCCTCCCGGTCAGGGGGTGGAGGGTTCGGCGGGCCCGGCGATGCGGGCGTGCACGGAGACGTCGATCTCGACCTGGCCGGTGAAGCCCTCCTTGGAGGGCCGCACGATGCTGCGCTGCTCGGCGATCAGGGCGGCGACGACGTGGGTGTGGTCGTCGGAGATGTTCAGGGTGGGGTTTTCGCGGAAGACCTTGAGGACCACCAGGGCGAGGGCGTCGGCGCGGGCGTCGGCGACTTGGGCGGTCTGCCCGGGCGACCAGGCGAGGATGTAGACGGTGAACCCGAACCGGTCGTCGTAGGTGACGGGGGCGGCTTCGGTGGCGGGCCCGTGGAAGACGGGGACGCTGAGGGCGCCGGTGGTCTCCCCGAGGAAGATCTCTTCGCGGGTGCGGAGCTCGCCGGACCAGCCGTAGTCGACGGCGACGCCCTCGAGGGGCTCGCCGTCGGCGGTGAGGGCTTGGAGGGCGGTGACGGCCGCGGCGCGGAGCTGGTAGCGGGCGGAGCCGCTCATGAGGGGAGGGGCTCGGCGCGGCCGATGCCGTTGAGGGCGGTGTCGACGTCGAGGAGACCGGTGGGGCGCCCGGCGTTCCAGTCGGGGGTGGAGTAGCGGGTGGTGCCGCCTTGGGGGTCGGCGTAGGAGAGGGTGTCCTTGCCGATCCGGTTGCCGGTCTCGAGGGCCTTGGAGCGCACGTAGTCCCGGCAGGCGGCGGTGAGGGACTCGGGCGGCCGGGCCTGGCCGTGCGTGTAGCCGATGGTCAGGGGCCACTGCCCGTGGAACCCGATCGAGCGGAGGTCAGCGTCGAGGACGACCCCCCAGGCGGTGATGGTCCACCCGGTGGTGGCGAGGGTCGTGTCGTCGGCGTCGACGACTGACAGCAGCGCCCGGGCGTCTCGCCGGGTCAGGGGGCTGGCCGGGTGCCACAGGGTCTCGGTGGCGAAGCGGGGGACCCAGGCCCGGCCGGTCCATCGTTCGGCGAGGTCCTCGAACTGGTCCCGCAGCTGCACGAGCCGGGCGGGGGTGTGCACCGCGAGGTTGATCCCGTCGAGGGCGACGAGCTCCGGGAGGGTGGCGTAGGTGCCGCCGGCGACGTCGACGAGGTCGGTGTTGGCCTGGTCGATGCCGTCGACCTGGCCGGCCCACACCGCGGTGAGCCGGTCGGGGTTGGTGAGCCCCTGGATCACCGCCGTGTAGAGGCCGGCCTCGGTGAGGTCGGTGACGGCCGAGACCGTGAGGGCCTGGCCGGCCGCGGAGACCACCGTCACGGTCGGATCCGCGTCGGTGTCGGTCGGGGTGTAGCCGTCCGTGTCGACGAACGCGGGCGAGGTGATGGTGATGTCCGAGCCGGTCAGGACCCTCACGTGGCTCAGCTCGAGGTGGTGGTCTCGGGCGAGTCGGCGGCGGCCGCCTTCGCGCGCCGGGACCGGGGTCTGTCGTCGACGTCGGCGGGGGCGGGGGTGATGGCCCCGTCCTTGGTGACGCGGGCGATCTCGGCGGCGCACGCCTTGGCACGGTCGGGCTTGTCGGCGGCGTCGTAGCCGGCCTTCTCTCGCTCGAGCGCTTCGATGTAGTCCTTGACGTCCATGGTCGGGGTGCTCCCTTGGTTGGTGGACGGACGTGCAGCGGGACGCGCCGCGGGTGGCGGCGGGTCCCGCGGCGGGGCGGGCTTCTAGCGGGGCTAGAAGGTCGGGGTGACGAGGCCGGTGCCGGAGGTCACGGAGATGGCCTTGGGGTACCGGTTGCCCATGAAGGCGAGGTACTCCCAGACCTGGAACCGGACCTGCAGGGTGTTGGCGTCGGTCTCGAAGAGCACACGGCTCCGCAGGACCGACTCCCACAGCAGGAGGTCATCGAAGCGGGCCGTGATGATCCGGTCCTCGTTGGTGCCGGCGCCGAGGTTGATCGGCACGTTGGCGTCGACGTAGACGGGCAGGCCCTGCAGGGTGCCGACGGAGCCCTCGGAGCGGACGTCGTCCATGCCGGCGAACGCGTTCTGCGGGCCCTGGGCGTTGGGGACCACGAGCGGCCGGTTGGACGCGTCGAGCGCGGCGAGGTGCCAGGCCCACCGGCGGGGGTGCATCACGTGCGCCTGCGGGGGCAGGAACCGGTTGGTGTGGATCTGCTGGATCCCGTCGGCGACCTTCGGGTACAGCTCGGGCACCGTCGGCGACGCGTCGGTGTAGGTCACCGCGTTGATCGACGTCACGTTGAGGATGCCGATCGCCGTCTTCGTGATGACGTAGGCGTCGACCTGCTTGGCGAGGTCGGCCATCAGGTCGGCGAAGAGGACCTCGTCGATGTTGATGGGCGACTGGTCGACGAGCTGCATCGACGTGACCTGCTGGCCGGCCATCGTGGTGATCGCGGCGGACACGGAGGTGGTGACGGCGTCGGTGTTCTGCACCGCGGCGCCTTCGGTCTGCTCCGCGACGGCGGTGCCGGTGGAGATCTTCGGGAGGTTGATCGAGTCGGTGCCGGGCGGGAGCGGGAGCTTGCGGCACAGATCCGCGGTGACGCGGCCGGCGCGGGCGAGCTTCACGTACTCGCCGACGAGCCACAGCGGCGGGACGAGCTCGCCGCCGGCGCCGTCGGTGCGCGACAGGGCCCGGCCCTCGAGGCCGCCCGCCGCGGCGAGCGCGTCGACCTGCTGGCGGTGCTGCTGGAGCCGCTCGAGGGCCCGCTCGTCGCGTTCGCCGGGGGCGTGGGCGCGGGCGAGGTCCTTGAAGAAGGAGTGCTCGCCGTGCTGGCGGTACAGCATGGGCTCGGAGCCGATGCGGATGGCGGGCCCGGACGGCGCCGAGAGGGCGGGGCCGAGCCGACGTAGGGCGGCCTCGGCCTGGGTCTCGATGGCCAGCTGCTCTTCGGCGTCGGCCAGGCGCTCGTCGAGGGTGGCGATCTCGGTGTTGAGCCGGGACCGTTCGGTCTCGACGTCCTCGGGGATCTCCGTGCGGAGCTCCCAGGTGTCGGGGTCGACGAGGCAGGCGTCGCGCTGGGCGACGAGGCCGGTGCGGTTCTCGAGCAGCTGCTCGATGAGACGGCGGATCAGATCCATGACGGGTGTCCTCCTGGGGACGCGAAGGAGCCGCCCGGTCAGGGCGGCTCGCGGTGGGGGGTTCGCGTCAGGTGGTGGCGCCCAGGTGGTGGCTCACCCGTGAAGGGGTGGCTCCGGCGTGGTGCTCCGGCGTGACGTGCGCACCCCGTGGGGTGCGCGGGGGTGCAGCGCTAGGCGGCGGGGGTCTTGCGGCGGTAGGTCGATGGGGGCCCGGCGTCGAGCAGGGCGACGGGGACCATCCGGGTGGCCGGCGGCGCCGGCGGGGCGGTCGGGGCGGGGGTGGGGGTGTCGCCGGCGAGGAGGGTGCGCAGGAGCCGGCCGGCCTCGGGGTCGAGGGTGTGGCCGTCGCGGAGCTCGCAGAGCGCGGAGTCGAGCTGGCGCATCGAGCCCCAGGTGGAGTCGTTGGCGCCGTAGTTCACGAGCGAGACGTCGCCCTTGTGCTGGTTGACCTCGAGGATCCGGCGGCGGGGCGCGGTGGACGAGTCGCCCTCGTTGCCGTCCTCGTCTTCCCAGCGTTGCCGGGTGATCCGGAACGCGAAGCTCATCTCGTCCATGTCACCGCGGCGCATCTTGGGGGCGATGCGCTGGACGTCGGGGTCGGTGGGGTCGAAGCGGGCCAGGACGTGCTCGCCTTGGCCGTCCTCGTCGAGGTCCATCGTCCCGGACTTCGTGCGGGCGAGGGGCTCGCCGCCGTGGTTGATGAGGAACTGGACGTCGGCCCGCTCGGAGAGGGTCTTCTTGAACGCGCCGGGCTCGACGAGCTCGTGCCACCCGTAGGGGGGGCCTCCGTACATCTCGTACCAGATGCCGGTGATGCAGGCGTAGCCCTCGAAGGTGAGGACCGACCCGTCCTCGGCGGCGCGGAGCTCGACGCCTCGCAGCGGGTAGTGCCGTTGGGTGGGGAGGCTGGTGTCGAGCTGCAGGAGCAGCCGGCGGTCGAGGTCCATGGTCAGCCCTCCGGGGGTTCAGGGCCGGCGCCCCCGTCGGGGTGCGGGGTGTTGTCGAACAGGAGCTTCTTGAGGGCCGCTTCGGCGTCGATCATGTTGAGCGGCTGCAGGTAGACGTCGCCGCCCTCGGCCAGCGGCGGGAGGTCTTCGAGGGCGCGGACGTCGTTGACGGACAACCAGCCCCACTGGCGGCCGATGGCGTGGGCGAGGTACCGGTCCTTGGTGTTGCCACGGAGGAACGCGGCGACGTTGAACCGGGCGTACTGGGGGCGGGGGAGCTGACGGGTGAACGCGGCCTCGAGGCGCATGAGGTAGGCGCCGAGGGTGAACACGACGAACCCGATCCCGAGCTCTTCGAGGCCCCGCCCGAAGCTGGTGGCCTTGGTGGTATCGCCGAGGTAGTGGGCCGGAACCCGCCAGATCTTGGCGATTTGGGTGGCGTTGAGGCCGCGGGTCTCGAGGAACTGGCTCTCGTTGGGCGAGACGGTGATGGCCTTCCACTTCAGCCCGCCGAAGAGCACCGCCGGGCGGCGGCGGCCGCCGTGGGAGGCGATCCACTTGGCCTGGATCCGTCGGCCTTCGGTGTCGGGGTCCTCGGGGGTGGTGTCGGACTCGAGGATCGAGCTGGGGGTGGCACCGTCGATGAACCACTTCTCGCCGAAGTCCTCGGTGGCCACGGCGAGGCGGATCCCGCGGCGGGCGCACTCCAGGGGCGACAGGCCGGCGACCGAGCCGGGGAGAGTGACGAGGGGGATGTGGATGATGTCGCCGGCGTCGACGACGTGGCCACCGGCGAGCCGGAAGACCTTGCGGCCGCCTTCGCGTACGGGGGTGCAGTCGTCGGGGTGGATGGCCCGCACCGCGGTCGCGAACCCGGCGGAGTCCCGGGCGAGGATCGCGTTGTAGGAGTTGCCGCGCAGCGCCAGCGAGGTGACCATCCGGCTGATGTGGTCCCACCGCTCGAGCTCGGGGTCGGGCTGGTCGATGAGCCGGGGGGTGCGGTCGAGCTCGACGCGCTGGTTGCCTTGCTTGGCGTAGGCGTCCAGCGGCAGCTGCGCGACGGAATCGGCGAGGAGCGACACGCAGGCGTACACGTCGATGAGCCGCAGGGCGGTGGCTTCGGACACGGGGAGCCCGGCGTAGGTCCCGTCGATCTCGGCGTTGGTGGGGATCCGCCCGTCGGTGTTGGGCGCCATGGACCACCAGGAGCGCTGGTCGACGGCGGGGAGGAGCTTGGCGAGGCGGCTCACGGTCGGCGGCCGCCGAGGGCGTTGAACAGGACCAGGGCGATCGACCCGGTGAGGCCTCCCCACCACGGGTCGCCGGTGATCCCGCCGATCGACACGGCGATCCCGGCGAGGCCGGCGGCCTCGACGAGCTCGGAGCGGGACTGGGCGATGGCGTCAGCTGCCTTCGAGAGCTTGGAGCGCACGGGCGTCCTCCTGCTCGATCTGGGTGAGCGCCACGGCGTAGGCGTCCTCGTCGACGTCGCCGCCGACCGAGGGGCGCTTGGGGGGTTCGATGGCGCCGGCGGCCCAGCGGGCCAGGGTGGCGGCCACGAGCGGGGTGAGGTCGACGTCGGCGGAGCGGCGGTCCCAGGCCCAGGCGTCGACGACCTTTCGGCGGGTGGCGCCGGCGACGGCGGCGTCGAGGACGGGCTGGTGCCGGCGTCGGAGCTGCCGGCGGCGGGGGGTGGTGGCCAGCACGGCGGCGAGGAAGCTCCCGCAGGCCTGGGTGTACTCGGCGGCGGTGACCTGGTGGAGCGTCACGCCGGCGTCGACGACGTCCTGGAGCAGGCCGGAGGCGGGGCCACGCGGGTCGACGGCGACACCGAGGGGGGTGTGGCGGGTGACGAGCTCGGCGAGCCGGGCCGGGACCCAGTCGGCGCCCATGCGGTGCTCGATGACCTCGAGGTAGGTGCCGTCGCTGACGGAGATGGCGCAGGAGCGAAGGTCGGGGGAGGCGTCGAAGGCGAGGGCGATGGGGCCCTGGGGCTTGCCGCGGGTCACGAGGGTGTGGGCCCACCGCTCG